ATACACGCTGCTGGTGTGGTCACTAGCAAAGATCCGATTTTTAGGTTTGCTCCAATGGAAACGAGATCTAGTCCTGGGTCTGATGAACGTATACCTGTGGTTGGTGTCGACATGGAAGAGGCTGAACGCATCGGGCTTATAAAAATTGATGCACTTGGTCTTAAGACATTAAGTGTTATTCAAGATGCAGTTGCTATGATTAAAGAAAATCACTACAAAGATATTGATTTAGATTCTCTTGATCTTGCGGATGCAAAAGTTTATGAAATGCTTTCTGATGGATATACAAAAGGTGTATTCCAGTGTGAAGCAACACCATACACAAACCTTCTAGTTAAGATGGGTGTTAAGAACTTTAATGAACTTGCTGCATCAAATGCACTTGTTCGTCCTGGTGCTATGAATACTATTGGTAAAGATTATATTGCTCGCAAACACGGCAAGCAAAATGTATCTTATACGCACCAGATTATGAAAGAGTTTACGGAGGATACTTATGGCTGTGTTCTTTACCAAGAGCAAGTTATGCAAGCATGCGTACACCTTGGACAAATGTCCATGTCGGAAGCAGATAAAGTTAGAAAAATCATTGGAAAGAAAAAGGATGCTAAGGAGTTTGACGTATACAAGGAGCAGTTTGTCAAAGGTGCTTCTGCCTATATTGCTCCCAATCAGGCTCTTGATCTATGGCATGACTTTGAAGCGCATGCAGGATACTCGTTCAACAAGTCTCATGCGGTTGCTTATTCTACGCTCTCGTATTGGACGGCGTGGTTAAAGTATTATTACCCCCTTGAGTTTATGTTTGCATTGCTTAAGAATGAAAAAGATAAAGATGGTCGCACAGAATATCTAATTGAGGCAAAGCGTATGGGAATCTCTATTAAACTTCCTCATATTAACGACTCTGATTTTGATTTTAAGATTGAGGGTAAAGGGATTAGATTTGGATTGACTGGTATTAAGTTTATATCAACTAACATTGCAGAAAAATATATTGCTGCTAGACCATTTAAGTCATACAAAGAACTTGAAGAGTTTACGTTTACAAAAGGCAATGGAGTAAACAGTCGTGCACTCAATGCTTTGCGTGTTATTGGTGCTGCAACATTTGCAGATCAGCCAAGAAATGATAATGAGATTAAAGAAAATCTTTATGAGTTTTTAAACCTTCCAGAATTTAATATTACAATACCGTCTCACTACTATGCATTTATTCAAGACGTAGACTCATTTGAAGAAAAAGGATCTTTTATTCTTATGGGAATGGTTAAAGCAATTAAACGAGGAGCAGGGTGGTCACGAATTGAAATTTTGGACAAGACTGGCAGTGTTGGTATATTTGATGAAGAGTCTACGACTATTGAGACTGGCCGTACTTATCTTATTCTTGCAAACGATAATAGGATTGTATCTGCAATACCTGTTGATGAGATAAAAGGATCTTCTAATGCACTAGTAAAGTTTTTAAGTTATAAGCAGTTGCCTTATTCTGAAGAAGAATTGTTTGTTGTTTCTTTTAAGCCAAGAATGACAAAGGCTGGAAAAAAGATGGCCTCACTAACACTAGCCGATACAAGTAGAGAACTTCATTCTGTAACAGTATTTCCTACTGCATTTCCTAGAGCCTATATGCATATTGAAGAGGGCAAGGCTTACAAGTTTAGTTTTGGTAAAACAAAAGATGGAACAGTTACTCTGGAGGATGTACATGTTTGATGATTTAGCAATTAGGTTGCACGAGGTTGCAGTAGAAAAAGGATTTTGGGATCAAGAAGTTGACGACATTTTTGTGTCTAAACAACTTATGATGATTGTATCTGAGGTTGTAGAAGTTCTTGAGGCAGTAAGAAAAGATAAGGGTGAAGAAGAAATTGCTAAAGAGTTTGCAGATATTATTATTCGTACACTTGACCTTTATGCAGGTATGGTTGAAGCAGGGTATACTAAGATGTCACTTGATTATGCGTTTGATGAAAAAACAAAATTTAATAAAACTAGACCAGAGAAGCATGGGGTAAGATTTTAATGGCAGTTACAATGGAAGAAGTATTAGCACAGTTAGATCCTAAACTAAGAAAAAGATTAGGCAGTGGGGTTGGAGTAAATTTTGAATACCAGCCTACTCCAAGTTTTGGCCTTAATCGTGCCCTTGGAGGTGGGCTGCCATACGGAAGGCAGGTCCTTATCTGGGGATCAAAATCTTCTGCAAAGTCCTCTATGTGCCTGCAGATGATTGCTATGGCCCAAAAAGAAGGCAAGGTCTGTGCATGGATTGATTCTGAAATGTCATACTCTGAAGACTGGGCTGTAAAACTTGGGGTAGACCCAACAAAACTAATCTACTCACAAGCAAGAACTATTAGTGATATGGTAGATGTAGGTGTTGGACTTATTAATGCTGGAGTAGATTTAATTGTTATTGATTCAATTACATCAATGCTTCCTGCAATATACTTTGAAAAAGATACAGATGATATGAAGGCTTTAGAAAATACAAAGCAGATTGGAGCAGAGTCTCGTGACTTTAGCAATGCGTGGAAAATGCTTAATTATGCTAACAATAAAGTTAAGCCAACTCTTCTTGTTCTTATTTCTCAATCTCGTAATAATATCAATGCTATGTATACTAGCCAGCAGCCTTCAGGTGGTCAGGCTACTAAGTTTTATTCGTCGTGCGTTATCAAACTATTTAGTTCAGAGTCAGACAATCAAGCACTTAAGGGAAAGATTAAAGTAGGAGATAAATTAATTGAAGAAAAAATTGGTAGAAAAATTCGCTGGGAACTACAGTTCTCTAAAACCTCTCCAGGGTTCCAATCTGGTGAGTATGATTTTTATTTTAGAGGTGACGATATTGGTATTGATGCCATTGGTGATTTGGTTGATACAGCAGAGTCAGTAGGATTAGTTAATCGTACTGGTGCTTGGTATCAGTTAGATGATGGCACAAAGGTTCAGGGTAGAGATGGTTTTATTAATCGTGTAAGAGAAGATCTTGATCTACAACAAAGTCTAAGAGATAAACTGGCAAATGGCTGATAGTAATTTTACTATATATCATGGAAAGTTTCCATGCAAAAAATGTCATGAAGAAGTCCTATCTTTAAGACTTTGGGGTGAAACTGGAGATGCAACATGGATGTGTTCTGCAAAACATGTGTCAAAAGTTACACTGATACCATCAAAAAAGAAAAAGAAAGATTTTGCTAATGAGTGAAAGATCTGAGTCAAAACGTATTGGAGCCAAACAACATAAAAACTCTGGTAGAAACAATACTAAGGGTGATGCATCTTGGAATAATTTTGTAATAGATTTTAAAGAATGCTCTAAGTCTTTTACATTAAATCAAGATGTTTGGGCCAAGGCTACAACTGATGCACTCAAGAAAAGTATGGATCCTGCCTTGATTATTGTACTTGGCGAGGGTACACAAAAGGTACGCCTTGCTATAATAGAATTAGATATGCTAGAACAGTTAATAGAGGAGAACAAAAATGTCAAGTGAAGGTCCACAAAAAACAACACTAGAACAAGTAAATGGTTTGGCTGAAATTGCAGAGTACATGAATGATGAAGAACTTACAGTTGCTCTTACAATGATTGCTAAGATAATTATTAAACCAGATATCCCAATCCAAGTAGCAAGCCTTGAGATTGTTAGACTTCAGGCTATCGCAGCCAAGATGTCTTTAAAGGCTACATGGATGGCCAATGTTGATAAAAGTGACAGGGCAAAGAAAAATATTTACTATACCGCAGCAGAATCAATCAATGATTTGGTATCAGCATTAAAATACATTATGCGCTAACCTGCTATACTTATATAAACAAGGGATGATAATGACTAAAAATTTACTACAACAAATAATGATTAGAGAAGTTGAAACACCAGAACAGATAAGTGCAAAAGAATTGGTTGATGTTATTCAGAAGGGATATCTAGTAGGTAGAGATCCTGAGCATAAACAGAAAAAGACTTTTGGTCCATCTACAATCGCATACGGCCATGGAGAATGTCCAAGATACTGGTATCTTGCTTTTGAAGGTGCTGTTTTTGAAGATAATTCAGATGCCTATGCTGTAGCAAATATGACTAATGGTACTCTTTCTCACGGCAGAATTGAAGCAGCGTTTAAAAACTCTGGTATTTCAATTAACTCTGAATTTAAATTGTTTCATGATGATCCACCAATTTTTGGGTATGTGGATAACTTTATTCAATGGAAGGGCGATGAGATTGTTGTTGAGGTTAAGACAACAAACAATGAGGTATTTGAATACCGTAAGCGCACAAACAAACCAAAGATGGGCCATGTAGTCCAGTTGCTTATTTATATGAAGGTCCTTAAAAAATCTAAGGGTATTCTAGTTTATGAAAATAAAAACAATCACGAACTACTTGTAATCCCAGTAGAAGTAAATGATCACTACAGAGCCTGGATTGATATGGCATTTCAATGGATGCGTGATGTTCGTAAGGCATGGGAAGATAAAACCCTTCCAACAAAAAACTATAGATCTAATTCAAAAATCTGCAAGAACTGTCCTATTAAGAAGGCTTGCGGAGAAGCAGGGGTGGGTGTAGTAAAGATAGCATCCCTGGAGGAACTGAGTGAAGTTATGTAGCGTATGCGATAAATCTTTTAAACCTAGAGTAACTTATCAAATTTACTGTAACAAGGTTTGTAGGGATATTGCAACTAGAGAAAAGATTGTAGAAAGGTATAACGTCACAAAAAGACAAAAACGAAAAGGTAAAAAACGTTTATGTCTTGGTGGTTGTGCACAAGAACTTTCTATCTATAACGACTCTGGATTTTGTTCAAACTGTAATGTTAGTGAAAAAGCAGTTGCAAAAATGCTAAAAGAATTGAAGGGTTATATTGAGTATGAGCAAGACTAAATGGGGAGCAGAGGCACAGCCAAAAACTATTTGTGCTATTGATGCCAGCACTAATAGCCTTGCCTTTGCTTTATTTGTTGGCAATAAACTTGAAAGCATTGGAAAAATTTCTTTTGATGGAAATAATATCTATGAAAAAGTTATGGATGCTGGGAAAAAAGTAAAAGCCTTTTTTGATATTTATGGTGGTTTTGAAGCAATAGTTATTGAGCATACAGTATTTATGAATAGCCCTAAGACTGCTGCTGATCTTGCATTAGTTCAAGGTGCAATTCTTGGATCAGCAGGACAATCTGGAACTAAAATAATTGGCAGAGTTTCTCCAATTACTTGGCAAATTTTTATGGGTAATGGAAAAATATCTAAAGACGAACAGTTGTTAATACGATCTCAAAATCCTGGAAAGTCTGATTCATACTACAAGGCTCATGAACGTATGCTTCGTAAAGAAAGAACAATTAATTTTATTAACATTAATTATGACAGAACAATTACAGACAACGATGTTGCAGATGCTTGCGGTATTGGTCATTGGGCTGTAAAGAATTGGGATAAAGCGATAGGGGAAAGCAAATAATGCCTGAGTTAAATGCAAACATACCACCAATTGAATGCTATGTGCGTGGTAACTTTTTAAGAGATCAAGAAGATAGTCATGATAAATATTTTCCATGCGTTATCTTTGGAGTTTCAAGTATTAAAAGCAGAAGCCCTCTGTTCCACTTCTTAATGGAAGATGGTGGTATCTGGTGGCGAATGCCAATAAATGCCTTTTGCACTAAGCCAGGAGTTCCAGAAGAGCCAATTCATAATCTTGTCTTGTGGAATTCTTTTAGTCCATATGTTTCAGTGACAAAGTTTGAAAACTTAAGTAATATGAGGATGTCTTATATTGATAGAACTAAGACAAGCGTACCTGGAACATATCTATTTACTATTGATTGGCACAATCCAGAAACAAACATTTTAGATGATGGGTACTCTGAAAACCCAGGACAGCATAAGTGTGGACATGTAATTCAAAGAGATGATGGAAACTTTGCAATTCAGCCAAATAACAGGGTAAGGCTAAAGGAGCCATCATTTGTAACAAAGAAAGATCTAGTTATACAAAGACTCATTAATACAAACAAATGGGACGTTGAAAGTTATGACAAGTGGATGCTTGAAGACTCAAATGCTTACGACTATGAGGTTATTGACACAGAGGTTGACAAATAACATTATGCCTGCTAAACTATATACATCAGAAGTCTATATGCGTAAGCGATATCTTATGGATAAAAAGACTCCAGAAGAGATTGCAAAGGAGTGCGGAGCCAGTGTTGAGACTATCTACGTATACCTTGCTAAATTTGGATTAAGGAAATCTAAAAGATGAACAGCATAAAAAGAATTATTTTTATATTGTCGTTGGCTGCAGCAGCAGGCATCACATACACTATAGTTGCATTAAAAAACATTCCAGAGGCATTTGACTGGAACTTAGAGGAAGATGAAGATGAGGATTATTAAACATTTTGTAGATGTTGCAAAGGCACTTACACAAAGAGTATTCTGTAAGCACACAGAGTCTTCAATATCGTCTTGCCCTTTTACTGGAAGAACATATACAACATGTTTAAATTGTTTTAAGAGATTAAATGTAGAGGTAACTAAATGAGCGACAACCTTCATATTACAGTTGATCAAGTAAATCATCCACTACATTACACAACAGATCCTTCTGGTATTGAGTGTATTGAGATTACTCGTCATCGTAATTTTAATATTGGGAATGCTTTTAAGTACCTTTGGAGAGCAGGCCTTAAAGATGAAGCAAAGACCATTCAAGATTTAGAAAAGGCCATCTTTTATATTAAAGATGAAATAAATAGACTAGAGGGAAAGTATGTCAAGTGAGACAGAACTAATTCAACATCTTGATGAAGTAAATCAAGTAGTAACAGAATACCTTAAAGGAAATGATCCAACAGTTATTTCTAAAGAGTTAGACATCCCACGTACTCGTGTTGTATCTTTAATTAATGAGTGGAAGGTTATGGCATCTGCTAACGATGCTATCCGTGCTCGTGCTAAAGAAGCCCTTGTTGGTGCAGATACACACTACACAAAGTTAATTACAAAGGCCTATGAGGTCATTGATGAGGCAAGCCTATCAACAAACCTTACAGCCAAGACTGCTGGAATTAAATTAGTATTAGATATTGAGTCAAGAAGAATTGACATGTTACAAAAAGCAGGTCTTCTTGAGAACAAAGAACTAGCAGAAGAAATGATTGAAATTGAAAGACGACAAGAAGTTCTTGTTGGGATCCTAAGAGATATTGCTTCAGAGCATCCAGAAGTCCGTGATATTATTATGAAGAGGCTTTCTGCTATTGCAAAAGAAGGAGAAGTGATTACAGTTGTCCACGATGTTCAATGAGTTTCTTGAGGTATTAAAAGAGAATCACTTTGTTGAAACCCCAGTTGACGTAAAGACATTTGTCCAGTCACCTGATTATCTTGGTCAACCACTTTTATCTGATATCCAGTACGAAATTGTTGAAGCCATGAGCCAGATCTATCGTAAAGAAGATTTGATAGAGATTATGGGCGATGTTGAAGGAACTAAACACTTTAGTAAGTACACCAAAAATGAATTAATTCTTCAACTTGGCAAGGGTAGTGGTAAAGATTTTATCTCAACAGTAGCCTGTGCATATGTAGTATATAAACTATTATGTCTTAAAGACCCTGCAATTTATTATGGCAAGCCTGCAGGAGATGCTATTGATATTATTAACGTTGCTGTTAACGCACAACAGGCTAAGAACGTTTTCTTTAAAGGTTTTAAAACAAAGATTGAAAAGTCACCCTGGTTTGCTGGAAAGTATAATGCAAAGGCTGACTCAATTGAGTTTGACAAAGCAATTACTGTTTACTCTGGACACTCAGAAAGAGAATCTCATGAGGGTTTGAACTTACTTATGGCAGTACTTGATGAGATTTCTGGTTTTGCAAGTGAGGTTGTATCTGGAAATGAACAAGGAAAGACCGCTGATAATATCTATAAAGCATTCCGTGGGTCAGTAGACTCTCGTTTCCCAGACCTTGGAAAAGTTGTTTTGCTTTCCTTCCCACGATATCAGGGTGACTTTATTTCTCAACGATATGAATCAGTAATTGCAGAAAAAGAAACTATTGAAAGAACACATACATTCATTATGAACGAAGATTTACCCCACGAAGATCCAGGTAATCAATTTCAAATCTCGTGGGATGAAGATAATATTCTTCAATACAAAATTCCAAGGGTATATGCATTTAAAAGACCTACATGGGAAGTAAATCCAAC